TCATCAAGAACTACATATATTCTAGTTTCAGGCTGCCGAGTTACGGCCATCCTATGAACCCCAGCCTCGCAAACATCTTGATTGATTATATTTGCATCTAAAGTTATAAAGGCTTCATTTGAAGCAGAGTTGTCAATAGAGTAAAGCTTGACGCCTGATCGCTGGACGAAATAAATTGTATTATCAATTTTAACCGGCTCTATATTTGCAGAGCCTTGAGTTGATCCACTTTTAATATTGGCATTTAATTGAGTAAGCGCTTCACCATAAGAGCTTGATCTTAATACAACCTCATCTCCAGATGTGCCAAGGATTAATTGACCTGCCGATTTAATCCATTTAATAGGATCAGACGGGCCAAACCCGATAGTTCTTAATATTGATGAAGAATCACCGTCTATACCTCGATCAAAAGAATGATAAGCATCTGATACAGACCCCCACATTTCTTCATCGCCACCAAACCATAAACGGCCTTCTGCTATTTCTACCGATGACGGGAACCCTCTTTCAGTTGACCATGAGCTTTCATACCAGTCTAGGGTGGCGTCGGTTGAGCCAAAATCTTTTAATATCTGAACCGTACAAAAATGCCCTACTGGAGCCGATACCGATATTACCTTACCTATTCCCTCGATTGATCCTGACGCATAATCTAGGCTCATTACAAGCGTGTCTGCTCCGCCGTTGTCGCCTGTTTTCACGTATAATCTATAATAGAATATAGAATTATCAAATGTATCGTTATATGATTTATTTTGGCTTGTTGTATACGTCTCAACATCGTCCCAAGTACTATCATCCGCTGATCTCTGTAGCGTTACTGTGCCGCTTACAAATCCTGTTACAATAATGGTAAATGACCTAGTTGCACTCACGCCAGTAACGCGTATAGAGCCAGTACCAGCTCCAACATCAACCGAGACAGTCGCCTCAACTTTCTGCCCAGAAGATACTAATTTAAATAGCGCCCCAACATGATCGAAAGTGAAAAGCCTTCCTCCTGAAGCGGTAAGAATGGTCGTGCCAGAAATAACACTTACCGAGAGAGAGATATTACTTGTGTTTATTATATTAAACGGCCCGTCTTCTGTTCTAAAATCAACAATAGACCATGACTTATCACCTCGATGCTCTATCTGAAATAACTTCCCGCCATCAAACGCACAAAACACAACATCAGCCGATTGCACATATCTTAATGAATTTAGATCAGATGATGTTAGAGGAGTATCAAAGACAAGGTTAGACGACCCTGTTTCAAAAGAAACAGCATCGATTTCTGAATTATATTTTTTTGAATTTCCAAATGTTATTGTTATGTCAGATGATGGCGTAAAATTCAACACATGAACCCCTGGATTTAACGTGCCTTTAAATATCTCAAAGCTATCCAGTCCATTTGTACCTATTTTTACAAGCGCAGGCGCTAGCTTAATAACTATTCTTAAAAAATGCTCAACCCCAGTTTCAGTTGGTGATATTGTTTGGTAAGAAACGGCTTCAGATGATCCGTCGCCAGTCAGCCCTAACCTTCCATCTGGCCCATAATCTACCCATTGAGTCGTTGCCGATCCAGTAGAAGCATCAGTCCATGACGCAATATTGGTCCTAAAGCTACCGTTCAATATTGGGGAGGTAACAGGAGAAGCCGTAATCGGCTCATCATTAACAATAAATTCCACTTTATCATTATAGAAATCAAGCAAAGCCGTGTCATCAGTTGCAGCAACGAAAGGAACGAGTCTATGGTCGTAGCTATTATCTAAGCTCGCAATATACTCAGTGCCAGGCCGATATTGCATACCGCCTAATCTTGAAGGGATAAAGTTTTCCATTAAAGAGGCTGAGTTATTAACTCGCTTAATGTCTTCACGGCCTAATGCTCGCTGATCTACTTCGCCGCGATTGTGTTTGTTTATAACTCCTCTAATCATGGACGACCTCTATAGCTGTTATTAAACCGGCTACTAGCCCATCTACCGCTCGCTAATCTGCGAGGTGGATAGGACATTGCATCAATAGATTTAGAAGAGCTTTCTCGCTCGTCATAGGATTCTTTTGATCTTACTGGATCAGCGCCTTCATTTCTTAAGCTTGCAGAGGCATCATTCGCCATTCGAGCAGCAACTAAGCGCTTAAAGTGAGCCGGCCAGTTAGAAGGGTTAACCAGCCAATCAGTGCTGATGTATTGTACATAGATGGTATCTTCATCAGTGAATATCTTGTCGCCTTCATCTGTATATGCCTTTAAAGGACTTTTCATATATTCATCGTAAAAATACCCATCAATGCGATGCATATCAGCAGGGTAAGAGTGCGCTCGTGAATACCCCCAGTCAGGCTCTATTGAGGGATCGAAGTCACTTTTGGTTGATGTAGTGGCAAACGTCCAGCCAGTGATTTCTAACAACTCTGCCACAATACCCGCATCCAGCGAACGATCTAATTTAGTCCGTCGATTAGAATCATCAGTATTGGTTGTTATTTCATCTAATCCCATGATAAGAAGCGCGTCATTGTAAATATTGCGCCAATCGTTTGTTAAGGTGACAGTGGTTACAGATGATCTATTCTCAGGCTCACGGTCTTTATCAATTTGAATCGTTGACTCAACACGGTCAAGGAATAAACTATTAATTTCCTCTGTTTGTTTTGGTGCTAATTTGCTGCTAGATTCTCTGCCCAAGTACGCAGCAACAACACGAGCAAAGGAGGCGGACCAGTTAGTAAAAGAAGTAACGTGATCATCAGAGGTATAACGCAGATAGATACTTGCATATTCACAAGCCAGCGTATTCCCCTCAATGATGTATCGAGATATTGGCTGATCAAGCTTCGCATCACTATAAACGCCAGTGATTGTTATATAGTCACTCGGCAATGTGTGAACGCTATCAAGATCATGCTCTGTACTAACAACAGGAGAGGATAGTAGTACGGTTTTTCTAGCAAAGACAGGCTTTACAACCTCAAGGCAATACTTAATTGCATCAAGATCATAAATACCATCAAGAATATAACGAGGCTCACGATCTTCAGTTAACCCCGTTAAAGTGCGCTGACCAAGCAAAGTCAGTGCATTGTTGTACAGACTTAGCTTGTCAACAGCCATTCGATTATGCCCTTAGTGCTTTTTGATAATCCGTTAGTTCGCGCATTGCTTCAAGCTGAGTCGGGATATCTTCTTTCACAATATCGCCATTCTCGTTGTTCACAAGGCACCATTTTTTAGGCCCGCGTAGTTTAATAATAAACTTAGCGGCATCATCATTCATTTCGTCATAGTTAACTTCATCTAATTCAGTGAAGCTATATATTTTTATTTTAACTGAAGCGCCTTGTGCAAACGTACATATCCCAAATGCTACAAACGACATGTCATCAGCAATACAGCGAACATCACAACCCATTACCATGCTACGAGCAACATGCGCCCATAAATCAGGATTCTCAAGGTCTTCTTTGGTTAACTTTCCAGAAACATCGGCATTGAAACGAGGGACTTTATGCTCAATAGCACCAAAATCACCAGAGTTCAAAGGACTGACCTTCTTGTCAAGTTTTACAGGTTTACCCATTAGGTATCTCCCATCAGGTTAAAGAAAGCACCGCCCCCAAGATGAGGACGGTGAAGACGGTTACTGATTAATCAGTATCAGTAGCAGCGATAGCAGTACCATCGCCAAAGTCTGTTGCAGTTGATGTTGATGCATTACAAATCATAATTGCACCAGCAAAGTCATCGGTATCTGTCATCAGCAAAAAGTCGCCTGCACGAATACCTAGATCATAACCATCTGTGAAATAACCAGAAACCCTTACGGCAGCCTGATTATCAGTAGATAAGTACATCCATAAAGAACCAGCAGAAGCACCAACGCCTTGAGAAATAAGACGAGGTGGGTTAGAAGTTGAATAAGCCATGATTAATCTCCTTTGATTAAGTCAATACAAGATCAGTGTCATCATGAGTAATCTTCACAACACCGCTGTTCTGTAACAGTTTAGAACCCATGTAAGCAGATGCTCTTGCCCACGACTTATCATTCTTTTCATCATAACCAACAAGCGTTTTGATGGACTCAGTATCACAAGCATGGCCAATAGCCGCCTTGTTGTAAATATAACAAGTAGACGTAGCGCCAACACCAGTTAAGCCAGAGTCAACAACGAAGTTACAACCCATCCAGTTGAATGCTTTTGACTTACTTACATTCTCGAATGGCTTTAAGTTGATGAAATCAGCTGATGTGAATTGATCAATCTGCATCATGTTGCCATAAAATGCTGGAGTAATCAGAGCATAAGGCTCATCATCCGTTGCATTAGCATTAGCCAAAGTAACAATCAGGCCAATCAAGTCAGACAAGAAAGCGACCTTAGTGGTTTGAGTCATTGTTTTGGTTACAGTTGCAGAAGCAAGAGCTGAATGAATATCTTTATCAATCTTACGATTAATAACGGCCATTGACGTTTCTTGCATAATACGACGACCATCACCTTGAGAGGCGAATAAGTTGAAGTTTGAACGCTCAGGAACATCATGCCATTCTTTCAAAGTAGCAGAATATTGGTTTAAGTTGTCAGGACGTGTAGGAATGTCACCATTCACACCACGAGTAACAGCAGATGCGCCACCTGAATCGGCGACAAGGAAAGTAGCGGTATTACCGTTTACTTCAGTTTCAGTTGTAACAGTGCGTCGAGCAAGAGATTGTTTCTTCTCGAAGCCAGCTATAAATTCCTTCCGGAACATAGTTTGGAACGCGGAATCACTCATCAGAGTATCCTCAAATTAGGTTAAGTATAAAATCTTACTTTTACCGTCGTTCGAGTTAGCCTTCTGATGGTTTAATGCGGGTTAGCCTTAAAGGGGCCGCGACGCCTTCATGCAGGGGTCTAGTTTCGGTATGTAGTCTGTATTATATAGTATTCTTACAATAAATCAAAACGCCGTCCTTGGCACGAATATTCCTAGTCGGGGTTAATCGGTAGCAATAGCGATCATTGCCATGCAACAAGATATATCACCTCCTGATACTACTCTATAGATTCAAAGTGCTTCTTAAATCGTTCCATCTCTTTCTTTGCGTCTTCTTCGCTATTTACTGGGTATTCATAAACAGCAGAGCCAGCCATCGTGAATTGAACGTAATACTTATTTTCTATTTCAACGGCTCTGCATATAGACGCTAATAACGGATTAATCATAGCGCCATCTAAGCATTCAAATAGTCTCACGCCTGCATACCATCACGAGCATTCAGAAGATCCATATATCGCTTCTGTGAATCAGTATCCTTATGCCACTCCGGAGTACCCATCATGCCTTCAAACTTCTTGATTTCATCATTCATAGACTGCATTGGGTTGGCTGAATTCGGGACAACTGTAGCCGAAGGATTGATCTTTCTCGCCCAGTCAGACATAGCGATCATCATTTCAGGGCTATTAAATATAGCTTTACCATCAGGAAGACGGGCATTTTCAAATGATTCTTTAATTGACTCTGGAAGCTGAGAAATAAGCCCTTTAACCATATTGATATTAGTGGTCATATCACCACCCCATGCTTCTTTCAATTGCGAGTCGGTTAACTGCTGATCAATACCATCTTGGCTAATTCTTGCATCTGCTTCAACTTGTCGTCCTGACAGCATCGCATTAGTCATCGCACTCATGGCCTCAGAAGATATATTATTAGCA